TCCTCGAGCGCGAAGAGCGGCGAATAGGCGCCGCGCAGCCGGTCGAGTTCCACGCCATAGGCGGCGATATCGGCGGCGCGGCGTTCGGCGCCGAAATCGTCGCGCACGCCGAGCCGCTCATTGAGCGGAGACTGCAGCTGCGTGACCGCCACGCCGCGCTGCTTCTCATAGGAGGCGGAGAGCCGATCGACGGCATTGGCCGCCTCGGAATAGCTGATCGCGCCCTTGCGGGCGGCGTCGGAAATCTCGGCGAGCGTCGCGAGATGGCGGTCCTCGAGCGCGAAGAGCGGCGAATAGGCGCCGCGCAGCCGATCCAGCTCGGCCCCATAAGCGGCGATATCGGCGGCGCGGCGTTCGGCGCCGAAATCGTCGCGCACGCCGAGCCGGGCGTTGAGCGGCGCCTGCAGCTGCACGACCGCCGCGCCGCGCTGCTTCTCATAAGAGGCGGAGAGCCGATCGACCGCGCCCGTCGCCTCGGAATAGCTCAGACTGCCCTTGCGCAGCTCGTCATGCACCTCTCGCAGTGATGCGAGGTGCTTCTGCTCGAGATCGAACAGCGGCAGATATTTCGCTTTCAGCGCATCGGCGCCGGCGAGCGCCGCCTCGAAATCCGCGCCCCTTTCTTCCGTCTGCGGCGCCGTGACGCGCGGCTGCACGCCGGCGAAGGCGTTCGCCATCACCTGCATGGGTGTCTGCGGCACGGGGATGCGCGCGAGGTCGCCGGCGACGCGCGAGAAGTCGCGCGCCTCCTGCGAGGCCTTGCGGAACTGCGTCTGCGCCGCCGTCCCGATCTGCTCGAGCGCGCGCAGGACTGCTTCGCCGCCCTGCGTCGTGAGCCTTATCGAGACCTGCTCATTCGCCATGATGATCGGCCTTCGTTTCCATTTCCGCCGCCGCCAGCATCAGCCCTTCCTCGGCGCAGCCGAGGTAATGCGCGAATTCTTCCCGCTCGCAGCCGGGCGGCGCGAAATTCATCGCCGCGCCATAGTCCAGCCCGACGAATTCGCCGAAGAGACCCGCCCGGCGCCAGAGGCCGGGCCGCCCGGCGCTGTCGAGCGCCGTGCGCGCGGCCGGCGTCAGCTCGCCATGCTCTCGCTCGGGGCAGAGCTCTCCATTGGCGCCGCGCTTTCCGTCGGCGCAGGGCGATCCTAGCTCGCGGCAGGCCCGGCAGAGGGCGGCGCCTCCTTTCCCTCGCCAATGGGCGAGGGCGCGGACCCGTTTCCCTGGAGCGTCCGCTCGTGATGACTGGCGTAAGCGCTCGCAATGAACGCTTGCAGCGTCCTGGGCTCCTGAAACAGCAGCGCGAAGAGCGACAGGCTCGGCGCCGTCTGCGGAACCTTTTCGATCGCGAGCCCCTTCACCTCGGAGACGACGCGCATCGCGAGATGCGCGGCGACGACTTGCTGCTCCATGCTCGCGAATCGCTCGTCGGAGATATCCTCGCCGATTGCGAGATCAGGACAGAAGATCAGCAGCGCCTCGCCGCTCTTGGCGATTTGCGCGAGCGACAAGCGGGCCTCGGCCTCCGCCGCGGCGACCTCGTGAGACTGCGCGCGGCGCATCACGAGCGACGCCTCGCCGCCGAGCAGGAGGGGGAATGTATCGCGGTTCGGCTTACGCGTGAGATTCAGCATATCAGTAGCTCGCCGTCTGGTTCTTGAGCGTGGCGACCCACATGGCGGCGGCGGCCGTCTGCGAGGCGACGAAGCGGAAGGTTCCCTGCATCCATCCGGGACCTTCGACAGGTTCTCCGGACGGCTCGAGATTGACCTGGGCGAACTGCAGGGAGAGGCTCTTGCTGGCGGATTTCGACCACAGAAATTCGAGGGACTTATTGTCATTCGCGTCGGCGATCGCCTCGAGGCTCTGCGTGTTGCCCGAGACGAAGCGCACGGAGAATTCGCCGTCGAGGCTCGCCTCGTCGCTGCGGGCGATGGCGGACGCATAGGCGTCGCCATCGCAAAAGCGAGCCACCTCCAGCCCCGTGCGGTAGGTGAATTTTGCGGCCGTCACATAGCCGAGCGCGGCTCCATCCATGAGCACCTGGCTCTCGCTCATGAGAAAGGGCGACACCGCGCCGAGCGCCGATGGTGTGCCGGTCCCTGTCGTCGTGAGCGGATTGCGCTTCTTGCCGATGACGGACATCGAGATGCGCTGAGCGCCCGCCTGGTCGGCGAGGTCCATCGTCATCTCGCGGCCGGCGATCCCGACATGCTGCGTCATCTGGTTCGAGCGGTGCAGGAATTCGATGGTGGCGGTCGGCAGCACCTCCGAGCCGGAGGTGAAGACATGCGTCAGATCGGTCGACCCCGTCGTGACGGGGGCGCCGAGAAACAGCTTGAGCCAGAGCCCGACATTATTGAGGTCGGCGGGCACGACGATCGGCCCCTGCGCGTCTGGCAGACCTTGAATCGGGCGCGAGGCGTCGACGCCATTGAAAGCCCCGGCGCCGATCTGGGGATCGGCGACGAGCGGCCGCGCCATCTTCATGCCGTGGCTGTAGAAGAGGAAGGGCGCGTAGCCGGTCGCCGGCGGTGTCCCGAATGTCGTCTCGAAGGAGATGTGGCCCTTTTCGCTTCGGCCTCTCGCGACGGATAGAGTCGGCATAGGTCAGTCCTCCAATGAGGGATTCGCCGCCGCGAGGGCGATATCCGTGGCGGTTGCTTCTCTTGCGGAATGCGCGTCGATGAGCTTTTGCGCATCCGTGCCGCCGAGCCGCACGATCGCGCCGCGCGGCCCGGCGGCGACGCCATCGGCGAGGATGACGACATTGCGGCGCGTGGGCGCGGGCTGGGGCGGATCGGCAAGCGCGCGCGCGGGCTTCGCGAGCGGAGCGCTTTGGGGCGCCGGGGGCTCCGGCGCCTTCGTCTCTTCGGCCATGAGGGTCTCCTGTCAGAAGGGCCGCGGGGATTGAAATTGCAGCGTGACGCGCAGCGTCGCGCATTTGACGCCGCGCGCCCCGAGCGGGAACAAGTCGCGCGATGGCGGAATTGCGAGATCGGCGTCCTCGACGCCGCCATCGAGCGTCCGGTCTGCCTCGATCGCCTCGGCGATGGCTTCGAGGCCCGCGTCGAAGACGCGCGCGAGATCGTCCCGGTCCACTGCGGCGACGATCCATTCGACCTCGGCGAGATGCGCGATATCGAACCGGCCTTCGCCTCGGCCGAGCGAGCGATCGAGATGATCCGGGTCGGCCTCGCCGTCGCGGACCAGCAGCTTGCGCGAGACGCCGTCCTCGCCGGCTATTTCCTCGAGCATATCTTCGAGCACGAGATCGCGCTGCGGCGCCGGCAGATCGGCGGATGCGGCGAGCGCCGCGGCGAGCGCCCGCATCGCTGCTTCGGTTCTTGTCACGAGCGCGCGAGCTCCGCCGCGAGGGAATTGCGATAGACGCCGCCGGCGCGCTGAGCGATTCGCTTGACCGGCAAGCGCGCCTGCAGGCTCGATCGCCTGATGAGAATGAACATCACGCGCGGCTTGGCGACCTCCCGCCATCCGCGAACCGCGCCATCGGCGCCGTATAGCTTCTCCAGCGCAGTGTAGGGCGAGGACAACCATCGCTGCTTTTTGTTGCGGCCGTTCTTTCGCGACTTCATCCAATAGTGGTCGGCGACGAGGACCCCGCCATAGTCGGTGGGGATGAATCGCAATTTCTGCTCGGCGTTGTGCTCCGCCAACCAGACTCTCGGCGTCAATTTTCGCGCAAACTTGCGGCGGCTGAATCCCACTGCGTCGACGGTCGGATAGGCGAGAAAGACGCCACGGTTCGGGACGATCGTCAGCCCCGCGGCATGCGCGCCGACGATCTCGGGAGCGCGGCTGTAGATCAGATAGGCGGGAGACAGGGTTTCGCTCGCGGCGTCCTCGGGATAGAGCTTTCCGCGCCAGGTGTTCGGGAGGCTGTCGCGCAGCATCCGGCGCCACTGCGCTTTCGGGAACGCCGTCTTGGTCTCGCCCCTCGTCTCGAGCAGAGTGGCGCGACCCGCGACATTGCTCGCCCGCCGCATCTTTCCCGCGAGATCGCGGCGAACAGCGGTGATCACCGGCACGGGGTCGCTCGCCGAAAAGCCGATTTCGAGACCGCTCATGACCTCACCTCGGATCGCAGAGACATGTCCAGACGAGCCCGTCCGGATCCTCGCATTTTGGCGCGGCGCCGATCACGAAGCGAGCGGTCGCGCCGTCCCGGCGCGCGACGATGAACTCGCCTTTGACGACGGGGGCGGGAAGCTGCGATTTTCTCACTTCGATGACGGCCCGTCCCTGGACGAACCGCGCGCCATGGATATCGTCGACGGCGTCCGCCTTGCCGACGATCACGCGCAGGCCCTCGACCGTCGGGCCGGTCGGCGGCTCGTAGCGCGCATCGGCGCCCATCAGCCGGAATGTGACGGAGAGCGCCATTTGCGCATGAGCCTCGAAAGCGCTCATTTTCTCGCTGCATTCCTGCCGAACGGCGCCATCGGCGCCGGCCGCTGGCTACGCGGCCGCACGCCATAGCCGATCGGCCAGCGCCCGCGCCCCATCATGCGACGCAGGGCCGCTATCGATGCCCGTATGGCCGCCATTCGCGATCAGCCGTAGTTCGCCGTCGCGAGCGTCAGTCCGACGGTCGTCTTGCCATTGATCGCGGCGCAAACTTTGAAGGCCGTCTTGGCGGTGTCGGTGATCGACAGAATGTAGACGCCCGTCGCCAAAGTCTGCACGCGCAGCGCCTTCTTCGCGACATAGGCGACGAGATCGGTTCCGCTCGCCGATTTCGCGGCCACCGCGCCGGAAGCGGTCGTGGCCGTCAGTCCTTCGCCAGTGGCTGCGTCCGAGAGCCAGAGGTCGAGATTATGGACTGCCGCCACGGTGTTGCCGGCGGCGTCCTTCACGGTCACCGTGACCTCGGTGACATTCGAGCCGCCGGTCGCCGCCGCCATGGTGACGGTGAGCGGCGTGCCGACATCATTGACCATCGAGCCATAGAGCCGGACGCGGCCCGTCGATGTGGGGTTGGCGGCGACCGCCGTCGCCACGCCGACCAGCATGTTGCCGGCCGAGACGGTCGTGCAGAGCTTGGCCGAATTGTCCCAATAGATCTTGTCGCCGGCCGCCCATGCCTGCGCCGAGACCTTGGCGAGATCGAAGACGCCGCAGGTGGCGGTCTCGACTTTGGCGCCGGACAAAGCATCATAGGATGCGACGCCGAACAGCGCGCCGACTTGCAGCCCCTGGCCCGACAGCCGGTCATAGGGTGCGGTGAGCGTCAGCGTCTCACCGTCCTGGACGTAGTTCTTCATTTTCGCGTCTCCGATGGATGAGAGGCGCGCCGAAGCGCCGGCGCGCGTGAGCGCGCCAGGATCAGGCGCCGAGCTCTTTCTGCACGCCGCGATAATCGGCGGCGGCAGCTCCGAAATCGTGGCGGCACTTGATCTCCACGCCGTCGACATCGAAGCCCATGCGCGTCTCCGTGTAGGGGCCGTCATGGCCCTCGTAGCGGGCGGTCACGATGCTGTCGACCATGGTCGAGACGAGGTAATAGGCCGTCCCGGAGCCACTGACCGAGATTTCCGCATCGGTGTTGCTGACGCCGACCGAAAGCCTGGCCTCGGAAATCGGCGTCAGCGATCTGATCCATTCGGGATTGACCTTGGCGTTCTCGTTCGGGATGAAGCTCGCCAGCAATTGCTCGGCCCGCGTCTCCAGCTCCGGCGGAACGAGCAGGATGCTCGCTAGAATGTTCAGGAGCGTCTTGCCGTCGAGCCCTTTCTGCTTCGCCATGCGCGCGCGCATCGACGCGAGCGGCGAGATATCAATCGCCGTCCCGGACGAAACGAGGTTGTTGTGGGTCGAGACATCGAAGAGCGCGGTGGAATCCTGGTTGAGCGTCGGATTGCCGAGCAGGATGCCATAGACGATATCGCTTTCCAGCGTCGACGCCGAAAGCCCGAAGTCGGAAGGAATGCCGACCAGCGCGCCGAGATCGTCGTTGATGATCACCTGCCGCGTGATCCCGACGACAATCCCATAGGTCGTGAGCTGGATCGTTTCCTTCGACTCGGCGATCGAGCCGCGCTTATATTCGCCGTTCTCGCGCAGCTTGGCGAGCTGGGGCGTCTCGCCGCGCCGCAGAATGTTGCGCGGCTTGAAGTCCGGCAGCGTGATGTTGCGCGTCCAGGCGGAGAAGGTGCGCGGAGCCGCCTGATAGGCGGCGGCGAGGGTCTTGTTGGCGACATTCGCGAGAATGTTCGGGAAGTCGCTCGTCGACATCAGGCCGCGCTGCGCGATCTCGTCGCGATCGAGCCCCCGCGTCTGCTCACCCTTCCACGCCAGCGCCTCGCGGATGAGATCGAGGGCGTTCATCCCGCGATAGAGCTCGCGTGCGCGCTCGGTCATCTTCGCGCCCGGCGCATTGTGCCGCGCGAGAATGTATTCGGCCATCGCCTCGCGGCGCGTGACCGTCTCGTCCTGCGCGCCGGGCTCGCTACGCCGGCCAGAGGAGCCGTGGTCGCCGACGCCCTCCTTCCTCTGCCGCTCGGCATGCTTGTCGAGCACGGCCGAGCGGAACTCGGCGACGGAGGTGCCTCGCGTCTCGTGATCGGCGATGAAATCGTCGGTCATGCCATGCAACCGCCCGATCGATCGCAGTTCGCCGATGCGGGTGCGCTCATTGTCGAGCGCCTCCTTCATTCGGCGCTGCACGACCTCTTCGGAAAGCGCAGCCGGAGCCTGGGGCGGCGCGGTGCGGCCATCCGACGCCTCGGCGGCCTCCGCTTCGGCGAGCGCGCGCGTTCCTTCCTCCATCTGCACGACGAGCTGCGCATGCTCTTCGGCGATCTTGCGGGCCTCGGACTCGCTGAGCCCATCCGTCAGCTTGGCCCGAACGGCCTCGGCCTTGGCTTTCATCTCGGCGACGAGAGCGCGAATCTCCGCCGCTGTCTTTCCCTTCCACATGTCTGTGGCCTTTCTCTCGAGCGAAGCCGATCGATCCCCCTGCGGCCCGAGACGCAGCGGCGGGATTATGGAAATCCGTCGGAGACGGCTCAGCGTGTGAGCGCGCGGCGCTCGTCGATCTCCATGCGCGCGCGCATCGCGGCGCGCGATGGCCTCTGATCGTCGTAGAGGCAGCGGAACATCGTCTCGCCGCGATTCTGCTCGGCGGAACGGATTTGCGCGCCGGCGTCGGCGGGAACCGGAACCGCCGAGATTTCGAACGGCTCCCAATCGACGACGCGCCAGACGGGAACGGTTCCGTCGTCGGCCTCGGTCTTCTCGATCTTGTGGCGGATATAGCCGACGCTGACGTTGCGAATGACGCCTTCCTTGATCTTTTGCACAGTGTCCGCCGCGCCGGCGGCTGCCGTGAGCTGCACGCGCGCGATTCCCTCGCCGCCCTGGAGGCGCGCCGAGCCGGGAACGACGCTGCCGAGCACGTCGCTGCAGCTCCATGTCGAATGCGTGTCGAGGAATGCCGCGCCGGCATTGAGCCGCTCCAGCCTCACCGCCGCGGACGATACGACCAGCTCCTCGTCGAACGGCCCGTCGAGCCAGGAATAACGCCGCACCGTCGCGCCGGTGGTCCAGCACACCTCGATGCTGTTGGTCGCTTCGTCGAAGCTCTGCGCGCGAAGCTCAGCGCCACGCAGCCCGCGCGGCAAATCGATCATGCGTTCCATGATGCTCTCGCTAATTCTGTCCCGGCTGGCCCGCGGCCTCGCTCGCCGCCACATCGGCGACGAGCTTCTGCAGCACGCCCGACATCGTCGTGTTGCGCGGATCGGAATCGAGGATGACCTTCAGCCGGTCGAGCTCGGCGTTGTGCGAGGCGATCTCGCGCAGCACGTCGTCGGGATCATATCCGCGCGCCGCGGTGACCTCGCGCCAGGAGCGGTTGCCCATGCGCTGCGTCAGCAGATCGGCCATCGCGTCCTTGTAAGGCTCGATCGCCTCCCATTTCGGCGGCGACCATTCGACCGGCACATAAGGGACATCGAGCTTTCCCGCTATCTGCGCCGCCTCGCAGAACCATCGCCACCACGGCTCGAGCAGCATGGGGATGACAATCTGCCATTGCACGACCGAGCAAAATCGCCGGAACTCGACGAGAAGATAGCGCTGCGCCGAGAAGTTCTCCTGGCTGCCGTCGCCTGTGAGCAACGCGTAAGGCACGCGCAGTCCGGCGGCGATCTCGCGCGCGGTCACGCGCTTGTATTCCTCATACCCACCAACCGCGGAAGGCGTGTTGAACTTGATTTCCTTTCCGCCCTGCAGATAGGCGATGAGCCCTGGCGAGAATTTTTCGACGATATTGCCCTTGCTATCGACGACCTTGGCCTGTCCCTGCGTCCCGGTCACTCCGGGCGCCGTGTCGTCGTCGCCGTAGACGACGCCGACCATCGACGCCTCGGTCTTCTTGCGAATGCCCTCGGCGAAATCATAATCGTCGATATCGCGGGCGCGACGCATGATCGGCGCGAACCAGCTCGCGCCGCGTCGCTGCGTTCGCTGCTTCTCATAGAGATGGGCGATATCGGCCGCCGGCACGACGCTCGAGGCGTAACCGCCCGCGAGCGAGGCGAGCGAGGCGTCGCCGGGATGCTGGCGATAGAGCCGGTAGGAGACGCGCTGTCCGATCTGATCGAACTCGATTCCCTCCCAGACTTGATTTCCGTTGGCGCGGGGGCCGTCCAGCGAGGAGTCGAGGAAATCGCCCTCGAGCAGCTGAATCTGCATCGGCGCCGGCAGATTGTCCGCGGCCCGCCGCCAGCGTCGGCGCGACAGAACGTCGCCGCCTTCGATCATCTCCCGGACCGCGAGCGTCTGCAGACCATAAAAATCGAGCTGGCCGTCGCCGTCGCATTTGGCCGCCCAATCCTCGAACAACGCCTTCGCCTGCGCATCCCGGCCGGCGTCGCCGCTCTTCGGACGGGGCATGATGCCCTCGCCGATGATGTTTGTCGCGAGGATCGTCAAGGCGCGCGCGGCATGCGGATTGTTGCGCACGAGATCGCGCGCGCGATCACGAAGCAGCCGTCCACCGATGGCGATCTCGGCGTCGGCCGAGGTCGCGCCGGTTCGCCAGCCGTCAGTGTGCCGGCCCTTGGCGGCGCCCGTATATGACCGAGCCTCCGCCCCGCGTAGCGCTTCGAAGCGCCGCCGCGCGACCAAACGGCGCGCCCCGGCGTCGGGTGACAGCCAGCCGACTACGGAGTCGAGCCACATGCGATCAGCAATCCCCGCGATCGAAGGAGGCGAAGCCGCATTGCGGCGTCTGCTGCACGCCACCGGCCTGCTGCGCGAGCAGCCAGCGCCGACGGGCGAGCAGCATCTCCATCGTGTCGAATTTCGTGTGCCGCCCGTTATAGGTCACTTCCGTGACCCCGGACGCGATCGCCTGATCGAGCGCGGCGATCTCTTCCGTATAGCTCACTGGATCGCTCATTTGCGGGATGTTCTCGGCTCGGACGCGGCGGGCGCCGCGAGGGGTTTTTTTAAGAGGCCTGACGCGTTCGAAGCGCTACGGAGCGTCCACTCGGTCGGCTGTCCGCCTCCGCCACAATAGGCGTGGTCGGAGGAGATAGGCCGCCAGAGCGCACAAGGCTCGCCGAGGCAATTCCCATGACCGCGAAACGGGCAACGTGCGTTTTGAGGCCGCTCTGTGGGAATCAGCATGTCAAAGCCAATCGCTCGGGGTTTCGATCCATGGCGCGGACGCAGGCGCGTCGCTTCTGTCGCGTTCGCTTTCGCGAGCCGGGATCACCGGCTCCGAATTGCTCGGCCGCGACTGATGCGCCGCATAGGCGTCATTCGCGGGGTCGAAGAGGTCTTGCTGGCCTCGCTCGACCAGCTTCTCGCGGATCGCGCGTAGGGCCGCCCATTTCTCGGGTGTGTTGGAATAGAAGCCGCAGCGGATCGCCGCGGCTTCCGCATAGAGCTCGGTGTCGAGCACCTCGTTGCGATCATGCACGAGCTCCCATCGCGCCACTGGGAAGCCCGTCCGCTTGTCCTTGGTCACGACGCGCTGCTCGGCGGTGAGCTGGCGATAGAATTCGTCGTCGAGGCCCTGCGGATAGCCGCAATAGCCGCGGGCCAGCGGGTCGGATCGGCCGAGCACCTCGTAAAGCGAGCCTTTCAGCCCCGAGACGCCGACATTGAAGAAGCGTTGGCGATCGCGCGCCTTGCCGTCGGGCCGCCGCTCATATTTGACCGCCGCCAGCGGCGGGGCGAGATCGGATTTGGCGCCGCGCACCACGATCACCTTGAGCCGCGGATGGCGGTTGGCCCAGGCGAAAACATCCTTGGTGAAGGCGTTTCCGTCGATCGCCAGCATGTCGACGCCGCGCGTCGCGCCGAACGCGTCGGGAAACAGGCGCACGAGCAGGCGATCGAGCCCGAGGCGCGCCTCCTCCGTGCTGATGTGATGCGGAACGACCACATAATCGACCGTCCAGCGCTTCAGATGCTCGCCGAAGGCCTTGATATGCGCCTCGCAGCGGTCGATCTGGCAGTCGACGCCGATGGTGACGATTAGGCCGCCCGGCGGGATATTGCCGCGCTGATAGACCGGCGCGTCCGGAACATCGTTTCCGCCGGCGTCGACGCCATTGGAACGGTCGCGGATCGCTTGCCAGGGCGGGGCCTCGCCGACCGTCTCATAAGGGAGCCCCCACCAATCGTTAAAATAGACTTGCTCGGCCGCCGGATCGCCGCGGACAGTGAGCCATTCGCGGGCGATGTCGCTCCACTCGTAATTCGGCATTTCCGCGCGCGACGCCTGGAAGGAAATCTCCTTCGCGCCGGGGTTCTCGGCGATCCAGCGGCCCTTGCGCAGCATCTGGCGCTTGTGCTTGCGTTCGATCTTCTCGCCGCAGGCCATGCAGGTGAAATGCGCGGAGTCGGGATCCTCCGGGTCGATGTTCGAATGGAAGTTCTCGTGGCGGAGCGGTTGCTCGACTGTGCAATGAGGGCAGGGGACGTTCCACCATTCCTGCGTTCCCTGCAGGAAGTTGCGCGTGATGCGGCAGGTCTTGCCGCGCAGCGGCGTCGAAATCTTGAACACTTTGCGCCATTCGAAGCTGGCGCTTCGGCTGTCCGCCTGCGCCTCGGAATCGCCGGCGTTGGCGTGGTTCTCCCATTTGGAGAGATCGTCTTGCACCTGCGCCGGCCAGGAGCGCATCGATAGGGACGCCGCGGAATTGGCGCCGGAAATCTGCAGCGAGCCGCGTCCGTCGCGCGTCTCCTGAAACAGCATCGTATCGGTCGAATCGCGCGTCTTCTTCTGCTCGCCGAAGATGCGGCGCAGCGCCTTCGACTGCTGGCGCATGCGCTTCCATTTCGTGCGCGACCAATTGACGGCGTTCTCGTGGCTGGCGTGGACATAGCCCATTTCGCAGGGGTCGATGTCCATGCGGCCGCCGATGAAGATCTGCGCGACCGTCGTCTTGAAGATTTGCGCGGCTCCGCGAACCGTTACGACATTGGCCGGATGATCCGGAGAGAGCGTCTGCAATATGCGCTCGAGCTGGGGGATCGTGTCGCGCGCAAAGGGGCCGGGGAACGGCGATTCCTTCCCGAAGACGATGTTGTTCTCGGCCCAGCCGCAGAGATCGCCAGGCGGCGGCGGCTCGGCGGCGATCTCGACGACGGTGAGCGCGAGAATGCGCGGATCGACGAAGATGGACATGTCCGGGCGTCAGGCTCGGGGTTCATCCTGAGAGAGCTGCTCGCGGGTGGAGCGAGCGTCGGCGGATAGTCCGGCGCGGAACCCGCGCCACTGCTCCCGCACGAAGGCGGAAACCTCTTTCCAATCGAGGCCGAATTTCTCCGCGATCTCGCGCGACATGCGATTGCCGATGAACGTGTCGGACTTGGCGAACACTTCCGCGAGCTCGCGGCCGAAAGTGCGCGCAGCTTCCTCCGCGAGCACGAAGCGCCCTTCGTCGAGGGCGAGCTTGCGGCGGCGCGCCTCCGCCTCATGCTCGGCGGAGTCGGCGTCGGCCTTCGCGCGGCGAGCGAGATCGGCCTGGCGCTGGCGCTCCAATTCGCGCAGCGCGGATGTCTCGGCGCTGATCGGTCCCTCGCCGGCGCCGGCATCGTCCCGCGCAAAGGGCATTGTCACCTGGATCGGCTTGGACTGCGCCGCCTGCTGCGATGGATCGAGGCTCGCCGCGAGATCGGCGTCCGCGCGCTCCACCCAGATTCGCGCCCGCACGCCGTCGCCGATCAGCGCCGCCGACGTGATCTTGCCCTCCGCGATCATGTTGGAGACCCAGGCCGGGCTGCGGCTATGCCGCTGCGCGAATTCGCCCTTGGTGACGACGGTTTTCAAAACTTCAGCCTCGAACTTCAGCCCCGTGCTGAAATTTCAGCCCTTCCTTCAACCCGTTTTTATAGCGCCCCCCCGCGCCCCGCCTGCCCGTGTTGGTTTCGGGCCCCGGGAGGACCCGCCGAAGCGATCGGTCGAGCGCTTGTCGACGATCCGCCGAAGCGATCGGTCGAGCGCTTGTCGACGATCCGCCGAGGCGATCGGTCGAGCGCTTGTCGACGATCCGCCGAGGCGATCGGTCGAGCGGCTCGGCGACGGAATGAAGCGCGCGGAATTGGGGACGCTTCGCACTTCGCGCCTGGCGTGGCGCGGTCTCGACATCTCTCGGCCCGGCGGCGACTTGGTCAACACATCTCGGACGGCCGAGGCGCCGCACGTAACGAGGCGCGGCGTCGATCGCGCGCATTTACGACTCGCGGCGGCGTGACAGTCAAGCCGGGTCGCGAGTCCCGCGGGAATCCGCGCGCCGTCCGACATGGCGGCGCATCGCCAGCCGCTCGCGTTCGAAAAAATGCGAATCGACTCTTGACACCGATTCGCACCCGTCTCTATTCTTCACCACATGGCGAGGGCGCTGGCCCCGCCGAATATCGAGAGGGAACTCCGACAATGACCGCTCACTTCGACTCCCGTCATCTTTATGGCGCCTCCGCCCGCTTCGACGTCGCTCGCCCGCTGAACGAGGACGAGCTCCGCCGCGCCGCCCCGAGCATCTTCGCGCTCGAGGCGCACGAGAGCCGCTCGGCTCGCTTCGCGCCCGTCCCCACCATCGACGTTCTTCGCGCCCTCGCTAAGGAAGGCTTTCATCCCGTGCTTGCGCGCCAGTCCCGCACCCGTGACGCCAGCAAGCGCGATTTCACCAAGCACATGATCCGCCTGCGCCGCTTCGACAATGTCGAAGCCTATCGCGTCGGGGATAATCTCTGCGAGATCATCTTGAAGAACGCTAACGACGGCTCGAGCGCTTACGACCTCATGGCGGGAATGTTCCGCATTCGCTGCATGAACTCGCTCGTCGCGCAGACGAGCACCATCGACAGCGTCAAGGTCCGCCACAGCGGCGACGCCATCGGCCAAGTCATCGAAGGGACGTATCGCGTCCTCGGCGAGGCCCAAAACCTGCTCGCCGCGCCCGCAGATTGGTCGAAGATTCCGCTTTCGCAGGACGCCAAGCACGCGCTCGCCGAGGCCGCGCATGTTCTGCGCTTCGCCGATGCCGACGGCCATGTCGAAACGCCGATTCGTCCCGTCCAGCTGCTCGCCCCGCGCCGCGTCGACGACACTGGCGCCGACTTGTGGACGACCTTCAACGTCGTGCAAGAGAACGTCATCCGCGGCGGACTCTCGGCGCGCGCGCCCGCGACGCGCGACGAGCGCGGCCGCACGCGTTGCGGCCGCATGGTGACGACGCGCGAGGTCGCGGGGATAGATCAGGACGTCAAGCTCAATAAAGCGCTCTGGGTGCTCGGCGAGCGCATGGCGCAGCTGCTGAAATCCGCCGCGTGACACTTCGGCGAGCGCCCCACGGGGCGCTCTGCGAAGCGCCACGGCTTCACAGCGACAGGCGAGGGCGCCGCCCCGCCGTTCATCGAGAGGGAAACCCCGACCTGCCGATTCCGTCCTACATCTCCGAGGCCGCCGACTTGATCCGCGAGTTTTCGCCCGCGACGGCGCAAGCCTTCCTCACGCAACCCTTCCGCCGAATTCAGCTTGCGCAAGCCTTCGCGGGCGGATTCGCGCGACATAGCGATTACAGTCGCCGCGTCTGCGCTCTCGTCACGAGGGCCGCCGAGCTCGACAAGGCGGAGCGCGAAGGCGCCGCGCTCGCCGAGAAGGCGAGACATGCGGCGCGGGAAGAGAGGAAGGCGCGCGCCGCCCTTCGATCCGCCTTGCGCGCCTCGCGCCCCCTCGGACAGGCATGACGCGCCCGCGACCCTTCGGCGAGCGCCCGCCTCGGGCGCTCTGCGAAGCGCCACGGCTTCACAACGCCAGGCGAGGGCGCCGCCCCGCCGTTCATCGAGAGGGAACTCCGATCATGCTGAACTTGCACAACCCACAGACGCCCGCCGAAACCCGCGCCATCGCCACGCTCGAGGCCGCGATTGCCGCCCACGACGCGCAGGACAACGCCGCTTGCGCCGAGCGCCTCGGCGAGGCGCGCGCCCTCATCGGCGCCGATTGTCCCGCGCTCGCCGAGCGCCTCGAGCGCATGCTCGCCTTGCTGGCGGGCGACGCTCCCGCGCCCTCCCTTCCCGAGACGGCGGGCCCCGTTCCCGAGACGGCGAGCGATGCGCCCACGCCGCCGCGCCCGCGCCGCAAGCGCCGCGTGACGCGCCATAACCCCAGCCTGTTCGAAGCCCTCGCGGGCGCCGGAGGCCTCCGCCCGCATTCCGAGCTTTCCGCCATTCTCGACGGCAATCCCTTCGTCCCCGGCTTCGGCCGGCTCTTGCGCAAGTCCGGCATGACGCTCGACGACGCCCTTCGCTATGCGGTCGAAGAGGGCTATCTCTCCGATCCGGGCGAGCATGACGCCTTCGCCCTCACGCTCGACATAACCGACCTGCTCGACAGGCTGCAGGAGGAGGCGCACGGACGCCGCGTCTATCGCATCGGCTATGCGCCGCCCGACGCGCGCATGGTCGCGCTCGCTGAAAGCCGCGCCGAGGCATGCGACGACGCCCGCCGCGCGCTCATGGCCGATGCGCGTTTCGGCGACCTGCCGCGCGCCATTCTGAACAGCGCGGCGGCGCTCATGGCCGAGGAAGGCCTCGAGGCCGAGGACGCCATTCTATGGGCGAAGGTCGGCGCCGAGAGCGCGCTCCTCGCCGAGATCGACGCTCTCGACGAGATGCGCGAGGAGATAGACCATGACGCGGAATTCCTCGGGACAGGCGCCGCCCGCCCGTCCGACCTTTCGGGAGACGCCCGAGCGCCATCGCGCCAATGCGGCGAGGCTGCGAGCCCTCGCGGAGCGGAACCCGGAACGGGCGGAGCGCCTCCTCTCGCTGGCGGCGCGATCGGAGGAGATGGCGCGGCTGATCGAGGCGGAGCCGCCGAGCCCGGCGCCGACGGATGCGCGCAAATCCTGATCGCAGGCGTCGCGCCGATCAGCGACCGCATGCGCGCCGAAACGCGCGCGGCGCGCCCGCTCACGGGCGGCGCGGCGCCGCCTCCCGCCGGCGGGCTGTTCGACGAGGACGCGCGCGCCCAAGCCGACATGTTCGACGCCGCTCCCGTTCCCGGGACGGCGGGAGACACCCCCGTTCCCGAGACGGCGGAACGGCGCGGAGCCACGAGAGAGGAGATTCGCCATGGGCGACACGCAAGAGCGCGAGACGCAAGATCGCGAGACGCAGGAGCCGACAACATCGCCACGGCCGGAGTTCGAGCCGTCCGACCTGACGCAGGACGAGCTCGCCGAGGCGATCCGGCTGCTGTTCGGCGAGAACGGCTCGCGCAGCCTCGCCGCAGCCCTCGGCGAACGCCATCCCCTCGGCCCGCGCAGCTTCGATTCCGCCAATGTCCGGAAATGGCTGTCTGGCGCGCGCCCCGCGCCGCTATGGGCCCGGGACGCGATCGAGGACATGCTGATCCTCGACGCCCGGGAGAAGAGCGAAGCCGCCGCGCGGGCGCTCGCTCTCTTTCAGAGGCTCTCGGGCCGCGCCGGCTGACAGCCGCCCCGCCTTCCCGGGACGGCGGCCCCGCTTCCCGGGACGGCGGATCACGCCGCCGCCGCGCCGGCCGCCTCGATGCGGCGAAACTGCCAGGCCTCGCCGAGCACGGGGATCGTGCGTCCGAAGCCTTCGATCTCGACCACCGCCATTCCGTTCGCCTCGGCCCGCGTCACGCGCCCGCAATGCCATTGGAATGGCCCGTCCATGATCTCGACGCGATCGCCGACCCGCAACAGCGCGGAGGCGCGCGTCGGCGCCCGCTTACCTTCGGCGTAGAAGGCGATCAGTTCGGCCGGCACCGAGGCGGGCTCGAGCGTCCCCGCCAGCGTCAGGAAGCCCAGGACCAAAGGCTCTCCGCCCCGGCTGCAGAGCCGTTCGATCTCCCAGCGCAGCGGATCGGTCAGCCCGCACCGCACAAAGACGAAAGGCGGGAACATCGGCGCCAGGACCTCCTTGCGCTTCTCTCCCCGCACGCCGATCGGCCGCCGCGAACGCGCTCGACGCACCGTCCGGTGAGCGACCTCCGTGGGCCGGAACGCCGTCACATCGAGATCGAACAGCCGCCGCGCGACCGTCGCATCCTTGTGCGGGAACGCCTCGACCACATACCACGCCTCTCCCATCGCCTCGACCATCGCTCTCCCCATGATCCGCCTCGACCCTCGCCGAACCACGCGACGCACGCACGCGACCCCGCGCCGCGGCTCACGAGGGCGCCTCGCGCAGACCCGCTTCGGCGGACGGCGGGCGATGCGCCGCCCCCGCTTCGGCGGACGGCGGGGAGGATTCGGATCGGCTCGGCGGAAAGCGCGAGGGCCGCACATAGCCCTGGCCGCAGGGATAGGATTTGAGCTCGCGCCGATGGTCGACGCCGATCGCCGCGTCATGGCGCCGCCACGCCGCATGTTGCTGGCGTCCCGACTCGCGGTCGGGATAGATCACCACGCCGCCATATTTGGCCCGCTCGCGCGCATCCTGCTCGACCTGCGCCGCCCGCACGCGGTCCTGGCTTTGCGCCGCCTTGGCGTCCTGCTCGACGAAGCCGGTCCACCCGCGCTCGGCCAGCCAATTCCCCGGATGCTTGCGCATTTTCCCGTGGGTCGCTGCGAGATAGCGCGGCGCATAGCGCATCGCCGCCTCCCGATCCTCCGGCGAGAGCGCCATGAAGGCGGCCCGCGCCTTCCCCGGCGAGGCGGCGGGCTCGAAGGGCCACAGATCTTTGAACGCGGCCCAGCCCGCCTCGGCTGCTCTCGCCTCGTCCCGAAGCGAAGCGACCTCCATTTCGCCCCGCGCAGCGGGGGTAGGGGTTCTTACGGTTAATTGTCGGTTCATTATGGGGGTCGCAGCAGTGCGACCACCCCCTTGCAGTTTCGGGAGGGGGTGGTCGCAATCTGCGACCACCCCCTCGCAATCTGCGAGGGGCTCTATTCCGGGCGTTTGCGCGGATTCGACCTCTTCGGACGCTTCGGCGGCGACGCGTTCGGCGCTCCATCCGAGCGCCTCGGCATAGGCCCGCGTCTCATCGTCCATGAGCAATATGACGACATCGCTCGACCGCGAGCCGTCGCCGCGCAGCCGCGCGATGCGCGCGACCATGCGCGCATCCTGCAGCTCGCCGAGCCGCCGCCGCACAGAATCGACCGAGACCTGCATGTCGGCGGCGATCTCGGTGAGCGGATAGAAGCTCTCGCCCTTCTTCCCGGCGTAGTTCGCCAGCATGATGAGCAGATATTTCGCGCCGGATGACGGCGCGGCGATCTTCTTCGCCCAGGTGAGCGCCTCGAGGCTCATGGAGCCTCGCTTCCTGCGCGGCCGCCCGCGGCTTTCGCCCTCCGCTCGGCGCAGAGTCGCAACCGCAACGCGCCGGCCTCGATCGCGCCGAGCGCATCGAGCCGCAGCAGCGCCGCCTCGACGCGCGGGCGCTGTATCCCCGTCGCGACCGCTAGCCTCCCGAGCAGCGCTTTGGACCGCTCTACCGTCCCGAACCCATCCGCCTGCTCGGCGAGCCCCAGCAGCACGAGCTTCGCCTCCGAATCATCGACCACTCGAAACGCCCACGCCCACGCGCTCAGCGCCGCGCTCATCGCCCCGTCCTCTCGTCAGCTCGCCTCGCCGCGCGCCGAATCCGCGCGCGTCTCGACCGTCGTCTCCGCCGCCCCAGGCATGCCCCAGCGCATCCGCAGCATGCCGTCCCGCCCTTCGAGCGCGCCCCAGCCTTCGAGCCGCAGCAGCGCGTTGCGCACGTCGAGCGCGCTCATCGCCGTGCGCTCGCAGAGCCGCGCGATCAGCGCCTCTCCGGCCGGTATGAGAAACGCGCGCTCGGGCCAGTCCTCGACCAGCGCCAGCAGCGCCAGCCGCGCCCGGAAATCGCCCTTCACGCGAAAGCCCCACGCCCATCTCATCCGCGCCGCTCTCATCCCTCGCCCCTCCCTTCGCCAGGCGCCGAGGCGGCGGAGGCCGCGGCTTCCAATTCCATCGCGTCCACATCCGGCAGGCTCACCCTCTCCTCCGGAAAGGCCGCGGCCAGCGCGCGCAGCACGAGCCGCCACACATTGTAGGAGAGCCGCGGATAGCGCTCGACGCGGCCGCGCCGCAGCGGGTCGCGCGACAGCTTGCGCAGATCGCCCGCATCCGCCTTGCGCGCGACCTTCACGTCGTAATTCCCGCGCCGCGCATCCTCACAGGCGCCGTCATTGGCGATCACCATCGCGCCGAGCAGCGTCACCCGCTTCGACACCGCGCCATGCAGCTCCACCCGCACCACGATCATCCCGCCTCACCCCCGCTCCATCCGCAGCCGCATCCGGCCCGGCTCCGTCCCGTCCTCGAGCCATCGCCCGGCCCGCAGATGCCGCAGCGCCCGCTGCAGCTGCCAGCGCGTCGCCTCGGTCCATTGCGCGAGCTCGGCCTGCGTCGCGTCGACCTCGCCCCATTCGTCTGCGGCCCCGGCGAGGATCAGCAGGACGAAGCGCGGCAGCGCCTCGCCGACCCGCTGATCCACCGCCCAGAGCAGCGCCTCGGCGCTCACCCGGCCTTCGCCGCCCGCGGCGCGGCGTCGCCCTCCCATCCCGGATCGGCGACGAAGCCCGCGGCATGCACATGCCCGCCGCCGCCATAGCTCTCCGCGATCGCGGCGACATCGGCGCCGCCATCGTCCCGCGAGCGCAGCGAGACTTCGCGGCGGCCGTCGGCGCGATCGAAATAGGCGGCGGCGAAGGGCGCCGTGCCGGCCAGCTCATGCAGCGCGTCGGAGACGAGATGCTTCGGCGCATTGATCACCGGCGCATAGACGCCGCCGATCCGCATCCAGCGCTGGGTGGAGGCGACCACCTCCCGCACCTCCTTGCGCCGCGCGGCGCGCAGGCTCGCGCCGGCGAAGATGGCGTTCCGAAATCCCGCGGCGGTTTCGAGCTGCTCGGCGAGCCGCGTCCACGCGACGAGATCGAACTCGGTCGCGCCGATCAGCGCATTGATCTCCCGCGAGCGCGGCAGCGCATGCCGCCACAGGTCGCGATCCTCGACATAGCGGATCAGGGTCGGCGGCTCCGCGCCGTCGTGAAAGAAGCGCCAGGCCAGCATGGCGCCGGAGGCCGACTCGTCGAGCAGCAGATCGGGCCCGCGCGCGCCCGCGGGCGGCACGCGCCCGCGGAGCCGGCGCACCGCGCTCGCATGATGATCGATGACCAGCAGCGCGTCATTTTCCGCGGCCAGCCGGTCCAGCGTCTCGAGCTCATAGGAAAAATCGACGAGCACGATTCGTCGCCCCCGCAGCGCCGGCGGCTCCGAGCCATAGCGCGCCGGAACGCATTCGATTCCGGGCAGCCGTTGCGCGACCGCCCAGGCGGCGGTGAATCCGTCCGCGCAATCCTTGTGATAGATGCAGAGATCGAATTGCGCGGCATTCGGGGCGGTCTGCGCCGGCCCCGGCCGATCCGCCGCAGGAGCGCTCGCGGGCGCCTGCGCCGCGCCGTCCCCGGGTTCGTCGCGCCCCGGACGCCTCTCCGCCACTGGAACTACCGCCGAGGCCGCGCGCCTCGTCTGCACGTCCCGCAGCTCCCCGAGCGACTCGCGCTCACGCCGCTCCGCCTCGCTCCGCCTGCTCATCGCATCCCTTCCTCCGGCTCGCGCGGCTCACCTGTTCCGCGCCATTCCCACAGTCCCGAATACAACCCGTGCGGCAGTCCGAGATCGCCGACAAAAACCCATCCGAGCCGCGCCCACAGCGTCCAGCGCGCCCACGGCACATAGCGAAACCAGCGCACGCTCATGGCCCGCCGCCGGGAGCCATCTCCTCCTCCACGCAGGCCAGCCACGCCGCATAGCGCGCATCGAGCGCGCGCCAGCGCGCGCGCGCCGCCGCATCCGCATCCAGCTCCTTTCGGCTCGCGACGCCGAGCCTGGCGCGCAGCTCCGCAGCCGCGGCCTTTGCCCCCTCGACCCCGAGCCATCGCTGAAACGCCGGCTCGCCGCAGCGCATCGCGGCCCGCATGGCGATCGGAAAGCGCGGCCCGACCCGGGCCGGCGGACGCGCCGGGCCGCTCTCCGGCACGGTCTCCGGCACGGTCTCCGGCGCGGTCTCCGGCCCGGTCTCCGGCCCGGTCTCCGGCGCGGTCTCCGGCGCGGTCTCCCGCCGCGCTTCGCCGTCGCTCTTCCGCGCCGCCGCCGAGCCGCCCGGCCGCGCCATGCAGCGCAGCTCATATTCGCGCGCATGCGCCCAGCGCAGCGTCTCGGCCGCCGCCTCGAGCGCGCGGCCGAGATAATCGCGCTCGACGGCCCGCGCCGGCGGCGCCGCCGCGCGCAGCACGATTAGGCGCGCCGCCGCGACGCAGCGCGCCTGCTCCCGCGGCGAGACCTCCTGCGTCGGCAAGGCCAGCGCCGCCAGCGCCGCGCGCTGCGCCTCGATCCACGCCAGCATCCGCGCCGCATCGGCGAGCCCCGCCGCGAGCGCGTCGCGCGCCTCCCCGCGCTCCGGCGGCCGCGCCGCGCCGCCCGCGACGCGCCACGCGGTTTCGACGCATCGGATGCGCTCGGCGAGCGGGATCACCTTTCCCCGCCCTCGTGATCTTTCACGGAACGCCACCCGAGCAGCTCGCGCTGCAGACGCTCGCCGATCCGCGCCGCGACATCGCAATGCGCCTGGTCGACGCCATAGGTGGTCATATGCTCGCCATGCGGCGCCGGCTTCTCGCCGACGCGGCGCGCATAGATGATCACCTGGTCATAGCCATGTTCCTCGGCGATGCGCTTCGCCGCCGCGATCGGAATCGGCTTCATCACCCGCGCCGCCCGCGCCGCCCGCGCCGCCCGCGCGCTCGTCTTGCGTGGCTCATTCATTCCCGTGACCCTCCGCCTCATTGCCCCACGCGTCCCACCCCGGCCGCGGGGCTCCGCGCCGGTTCAATTCGATCTTGGGAAGCGTCGGGAAGTAGATTTCGATCATCTCGGCGAAGACATCCGGCTTCGCCGAATGCTCGGCGAGCGGCGCCTCGATCGCCGAGGGCAGCTGCAGCCCCATGGCCGGGGCCGGCACATCGCCGCGCACGCCGAGCAGCAGCAGCTCATGCTTGTTGCGCCACCAATAGCCCGTGCCGATCCGATCCTTGATCCACACGCAATGCGACTTGTAGGTAAAGCCCCAGGCCGCCAGCGTCGCGAGGCCTTCGCGAAGCATGGGCGCCGTGGCCCAGCAGAAGAGCGCGCAATCCTCCGCGGCGATCGACGCCACATCGCGCGCGAGGATCGCCGCGAGATCGGAGGTCGGATAATGATTATCCGCCGCGCGATCCATTCCCGTCTCGCGCGACCACACCTCGAAGCGCCATTCGGGATCGGCATAGATCACGCCATAGCGCCGCTCGGGCAGCGCGCGCTGCGCCGCCCCGAGCTCCGCCTCGCGCGCGGCGCGACGATCCTTCTTTTCTGCCTGCCGCTCGGCCCGCGTCGCGACCACCGATCGCTCGACCTCGCGCGCGGTCGCGGCGAGCTTCGCCTCGAAATCTTCCGCGCGCAGATCGGCGAGCTTCTGCCAGCGCGAGGATTGCGACTTCGAGACGCCGAGATCGTCGAGCTTCACGGTCGCATCGCGCGACCGTGATCTTCGATCGCCGCCGGCGCCGGCGTCGCGCTCGCCGCGCTCGGCCATCTCGCGCAGCAGCTCGCCGGCGCGCCGCTCGGCCCGCAGCCGGATCTCGAAAGCCTGCCGCAGCAGATCGCCATTGCGCGCGATCCGCGCCGCCGCGCCCACCGCCGCCGCATGGTCGCGAATGGCCTGCACCTCATCGACCCGATGCGCCTCGGCGAGCGCCCGGCAAGCCTCCTCATATCGGACGAGCGCGCTCACGATCGCGCCCCCTTTCCCCGCCTCTCGACGCGCGCCCCTTCTCCCACAGGGAGAAGGCAGCCTCGCGAAGCGAGGTCGGATGAGGGGAACCCCGCGGCGAGCCGAGAGCGCGCGAGACGCCCGCGCGTCGGATGCGCCCTTTCATCCCATGGCGAGCATTTTCGGCGAGACGGCTCCGCGCCTGTCAAGGACGCGCGCCGCAGGCGCGCGCCGCCGCAGGCGGTGCTTCGCATCCTTGACAGGCGCGGACCGCTCGCCACACGCGCCGCCATAGGATGCAAGGGCAGGACTGGAGGAAGGGGCAGGGGAGCGCTCACATCGCCTCCCTTCCGCGCAGCGCCGCATCGAGCCGCGCGCCCACCCATGCGAAGACGGGGCGCGCCCAGCTATTGCCGATTGCGGCATAGCGCGGCCCGTCCGCCGCCGGCGCGCCGCGCGTCTCGATCGCGGTCCAGCCGTCGGGCATGCCCTGCAAGCGCTCGCATTCGAGCGGCGTGAGGCGTCGCACGGCCCAATGCTCGGCGACATAGGAACGCGACGAGCCGCCGCTCGCGGCGCGCAGATTGGCGGTGTCGTGCGGGCCTTCGAATTGCGCGCCGCCCTCGCGGCCACGGAGGTCATAGGCGACTGCCCACGGCTTCACGGTCTCGAGCGCGCCCGTGCTGTCCGTGAACACTGCCGGCGGTCGCGCATAGCCGCGCCCATCGTCGCCGCGGAACCGATCCTGGAACGCCACCGCCGGCGGATGCGCGCTCGCCGAGAGCGGATGCGACGGCCCGCCCGGCTGCGGATTGCATCGGTTCTCCGGATGCGTGATCTTCGTCGTGTCGAAGCAGATCGGCGCCTCTATGATCGGATTGAGCAGCCCAGCGGCATTGCCGCCTTTCGCGCCCTTTGAGCGCTGCCAATAGGCGGTCAGAGTGTCGGCGACATGCTGGACGATTAGGCACCCGTCACGCCCAGGACCGTCGCCTTTCGGCGTTCCGGCGCCGAGCGTCGGCGCCACGCCGTCGACGACAAAGGTCTCGCTCTCGAAATCGAGCCGCCCGGCCGGCCCGCCATGCGCGTTCAGCGCCGCAGCGACCTCTATCTCTCCGCTGCAATTGTTCCCGCCGAATGCTCGTGGCCGCACCATTCGCATGTCGGCCACCACGTCGCCGCATTGTGCTCGCTGCAGCTCTCGCAGAGGAAGTGCGGCGCCATCGCGTTCGACGAGAAGATTCTCGGCGGTGTCTGCGTCATTCCGCCATCCGCCACTGCCCGGAGAGCCCGCGCCAAGAGGGCGGGCAATTCCTTCCCGCGCGCCTCGGCCCTTCGCAATACCCCCGCGCAGGCCTTTGGGCTCAAATAATACTTCGGCGGGATCGGCCCCGTTTCCAAAATCTCCGACAAGGACGACGCGCTCGCGTCGTTGGGGCACGCCGAAATGTTGAGCGTCGAGAACCCGCCATGCCGCCCGTCCGAGAGGCCCGGCAACCAGACCCGCGCGCGGCCATCGGGGCACATGACCTTCAGCGCGGTCGATAAATTCTCCGGTCTCGTTTCCGTCGTCGTCCTTGACGGCGATGCGCTCGGCATCTCGCCATCGCCAGACGGAGGAGCTTTTCCCGCGGCGCGGGCGCTCACTCGGAAGCAGGGGATCATCTGCGCCGACAAGCGCTCCCAGGAAACAGCCGAAGGCGTTGTCCTCAAGGCTGAGGATTCCGGGCACGTTTTCCCAAACAACGTTTCGAAGTCCGGCATGTTCGACGAGCTCGTGAGCGAGGAGGGCGAAGGCGAGAGTGAGATTGCCGCGCGCATCGGCGAGCGAGCGACGCCGGCCGGCGACAGAGAAGGCCTGGCAGGGCGTTCCGCCGCACAGCACGTCGACGCGGCCGACCGCGCGCGGATCGATCGTCGTGAAGTCGCCGAAATTCGGCGGCGCGTTGCGCGACAGCGGCTCGTCCGGAAGATTGGAGCCGAAGCGCGCCGCCAGCACGGCGGACGGGAACGTGGCGATCTCCGCGAAGCCCGCCGCCGTCCAGCCGAGCGGTCCGAATGCCAGCGACGCCGCCTCTATGCCGGAGCAGATCGAGAGGAAGCGGATCGGATCGACGGCGCGCGCGCTCACTCCGCCGCCTCCGCGAACAATCGCCGCTGCGGCGCGGCGCGCATCGCATTTGGGCTGAGCCAGAGACATTCGACGCGCGGCCGCGCGCCATCGGCATAGGTCTCCCGCTCCACCCGCGTCCAATCCCCGAGCGCCTCGTCATAGAGCGCGCTGCGATAGCCGCTGATCGCGACCATGCCCCGCAGGTTTCGCGCAATCGCGAGCAGCCGCTCATGCCCCTCCCGCGTCATCTCATGCTCGTAATCGCCGCCGGCGTCGCGCGTCTCCGGCAGATATGGCGGGTCGAGATAGTGGAGCGTCTCCGGCCCGTCGTGCTGCGCGATCACATCGAGAGCGGGCCGGTTCTCGATCACGACGCCGCGCAGCCGCTCGACGATCGCCGGGAGCGCGTCCGGGAAATTGCGCCAGTCGCCGGCGGGAGTCGTCCCGCTTCGATTCGAATTGGCGCGAAAGCCGGTCGCGCGCCCATGCGCGTTAGACCCGAACCCCTGGAAGCAGACGACGAGCATGCGGCGCGCGCGCTCGACTTCGTCGCCGTCGCGTTCATGGCTCGCGACGAATTCCTCACGCGCGAAAGGCGTCAATTGGAGCGCCCGCGCGAGCCGCGCCGCATTCGCCTCGTCGCGCAGCACGCGAAACAGGTTCACGACGCGCCCGTCGAGATCATTATAGACCTCGGCATAGACGCGCGGCTTGCGCAGCAGCACGCTGCCGCCGCCTCCATAGGGCTCGACATAGACGCGATGCGGCGGAAGATGCGCGATGATCCAAGGCGCGAGCCGCCACTTGCCGCCATGCCAACGCACGACGGGACGCGCGACCGACGAGAGAGATTGAGATGACGCGCTCAATCCGCCGCCCTCCCGCGCGCCGCCTCGCGCTCCACCGCGGCGAGCGTCTCCGTCCGCAGCATCGCCAGCGCGTCGGCATGGGCGCGCAGCGCCGCCTCCACCGCGCCGATATTGCGCACGCCCGCGAGCAGATCCTCGACGCCGAGCCCGGCCAGCATCACCGCGGCCCGCGCCACCATCTCCTGCGTCGCGACCTCATGGCCGCGCAGATGATTGCACGCGGCATGCGCCGGATAGACCAGCCCGAGCCCATGCGCGCCGCGCGCGCCCCGCGAGACCACGACCGGCGCGAGATGATCGGCGGAGCGATCGCCGGCGATCGCGCCGCCGCAGATCACGCAGACATCGGGAAAGCGCCAGCAGGCGCGCCGCGCGGCGCGCGAGCGATAGGTCACGGCGCGCCTCCCTCACGCTCCGCCCTCGCGAGAGCGGCGACGATCTCGCCGACGGTCAGCCCCGCCGGCAGCCGGCGCAGCACGGCGAGCAGGACGCGCCGCACTTCCGCGACGCTCCGCCGCCGCCGGAATTTCGCGCCGGCGCGATCGGTCGCGACCCCGCGTCCCGCCGCGAGCGCCTCGCTCAGCAATTCGCGCATCCAGGGCCTCCGTCGCGCGTCTCGGCGCCTCCCGTTCGCGCCCATCCTCGCCCCGCCGCCGGTCCATGCACGGTGAGGGTGAAGGGCGCGATGATCTCCTCGACGAGCGCATGCCGCGCGAGCGGGACGAGGTAGGCGAGATTGGGAACGAGCTCGGCCGCGCCGCAGCGGATCGAGAGAACGCTCCGCCGCACGAGCTCCTCGTCGGCCTGCGTCGCCGCCTCGCGGAACGCGGGCCCGCGATCGGCGAACACATCGACCCAGGCGTCCGGGAAGCGCAGCCGCACGACCCGCTTCCATGTCTCCGCGGGGATGAGGACGCCCGCCTCCTCGCGCATCTCGCGCTCCATGGCGGCGGCGGCGATCTCGCCCGGCTCGAGCTTTCCGCCGATCCCATTGAGCAGCCCGCTCATCCACGCCGGCCGCCGCTTGCGGATCAGCAGCACATGCTCCGCCGCCGCGTCGAAGAGAAAGCCGAGCGCATAGCGCGTCTCGTCGCCCGTCATCGTCCCGCTCCTCTCGCGCGATCGAGCGCGCTGCGGCCCGGCGGCGGATCGCCGAGCAGCTGCGCCGCGCCGGGCCCGAGGGGCCGCGACAAGAAGCGCCGCGACGGCAGCACAGGCGCCGAGGCCCTCGGCCCGGCGACGACGCGCAGGATCGGGACGCTTTCGCGCGGCTCTCGCGCGCCGGCGTCCTCGCCCTCCGTCGCCTCATCCGCGATCGACGCCCGCACGCGAAAGGCGCGCAGCCCATCGGCGACCGCCGCCTCGCGCGCCGCCGTCAGCCAATGCCCGCGATGCGAGGAGCGCGCGCGGGCGCGAAACTCGCCGAGAACGGAAATGGCGCGCAGCGCATCGAGCGGGTCGAAGCCGACGAGCTCCGCCTGCTCGATCGAGCGCCCGGAGGGCTCGATCAGCCGCAGCCCGGCGAAGGCGAGAAAACGGATGCGCTTCTCATGATCGTCGAGCGCGCGCCGATCGTCATCGTCGCGCAGCAGAGCGGCGGCGAGGCGCTCGGCCTCGCGCGCCAGAGCGACGCTGACCTTGGCGCGAGTCTCGCAGGCGGTCAGGGGTTCGGTCGATTCACGGGTCACAGGCGCCTCCCACACGAATGCGTCGCAAAGACCCTTGCATCCCATGGCGAGCATTTTCGGCGAGACGGCTTCGATCGTGTCAAGGATGCGAAGCACCGCCTGCGGCGGCGCGCGCCGAAGGCGCGCGTCCTTGACACGATCGAACCGCTCGCCACACTAGGATGCAAGGGCAGGTTTGAATGCCGGGCGTGGTTCGGGCGGCGCATCGCAGCCTCTTCAGCAATAATCATCGTCGAAGCTCGACGGCCCGTCGGAAGCGATCGCGTCGACGATCGCCTCTAAGATCAAGTCGAGGTTGGCGAGACAGTCGAAGAGCGCGCCGGTCGCTTCGAACGGCGGCGACGTGATTCCGCACAGATGCTCCGGCGGCGGCGCATCGCGGTAGAGCACGATGCTCTCGATGTCGAATTCCGGCGGGTCGCCAGGATCGCCGGGATATGACAGCGAGCCCATGTGAGCGGGTGAGCCGTGGCTCGTCACGGAAAACTCGACATCCGCGACGAAAGGGAACCCCATGAAGTTCATCTCGATCAGCATCACAGATCTCCGATATGCGCCTGCGGCGCCGGCGCGCAGACCGGAACGCGCCCATAGACCCGATCGGCCATCGCGCGGCGCGTTCCGGTCAGCTGCGCATGCAGCTCGGCGCTCTTCTCCGGCGACGCCCGGCGCAGAAGCTCGCAATCGCTCAGCTTCGCGACGCCCTCCGGCCACCCGCACCACATCAGCGCGTCGGACTCCGGATCGGCGGCGGCAACGATCCATTCTTCGCCCGATGGGCGATGCAGCACGACGTCACCGCAACGGATCGGGGCGTCTCCTTCCTTCGTTTCCGGCATCGTCATGGACCTCACAGCTCCCCGATATGCGCCTTGCACGCGAACACGATCCCGCGCCGCGGGTCGCCATGCCCGAGCCCCGTCTCCGCATCGCAGCGGAAGCAGCGATGCGCCTGCGGCGATTTGAGATCGACGACGCCATAGCGCGCGACGATCTCGCCCCGCGTCATCCGCGCCGCGCCCGCCGGCGCCGGCCGCGAGGCAGGCGCAGCGGGCGCCGCGCTCGCTCCGAAGAGATCGCCGCCCCTCACAGCCGGCCCCCGCGCAGCGCCGCCAGCATCTCGGCCTTGTGCCGCTCGGCGGAGTCGCGCGCCGCGCGCGCGTCCTCCTCCGTCTCCGCCCGGTCGTTCATCAGGCCGAGGAATTGCCGCTCCTTCAGCGACAGCGCGCCCATCACGAAAGGATCGGAGCCGAGCTCCGTCGTCAGATAATAGACGAGCACGCTATCCTTCTGGCCGAAGCGATAGGCGCGGTCCTCCGCTTGCGCATGCACTGCCGGCGACCAGTCCATCTCGACATGCACGACGACGCGCGCCCGCGCCTGCAGCCCGTCTATGCCGGTCGCCGCGCGCAGCGCGATCAGGCAGAGATCGGTCTCGCCGTCGATGAAACGCCGCCGGCTCTCATCTTTCACGGCGAGGCTCTCCTCGCCGGTGATGCGCGCCGGACGAAACTCCTCGAGCGCGTCGCAGATCGCGTCATGAACGGCATGGTGATGCGCGAAGACGAGCGTCGGCTGTCCCGCTTCCATCAATCCGCGCAGAAAAGCGACCGCCGCCGGAACCTTGGAGACGCCCGTCGCCTTGCGCAGCTTGGCGATCGCCGTCGCCTCCATCTGCCCTTGCGCGAAGGAATTGCCCTGCAGCTCCGCCTCGCGCGCGAGCTTCACCGCTTCCTTCACCAGCTCGCGGAAGGTTCCATCATCCGCGTCGATCGGCTCGATCACGCGCCGCTTCGGCGGCAGCTCCGCCAGCACATCCTCCTTGCGCCGGCGCAGCATCAAGCCACGATCGGTGAGATAACGCCCGAGCGCATCGGGCTCCGCGACGACAGCCGGGTCGGTCGAAGAGCACCACTTCTCTTGAAACGAGACCTTCGCACCGAGGCACCCGCGCTCGAGCACATTCAGCACATTGAAGATTTCGATGCCCTTATTGTAGATCGGCGTGCCCGAGAGGCCGACGACATTCGCCGCGCGCCGCGCGAGGTCTCGATTGGCCTCGAACTTCCGCGTCCCTTGATGACGCAGCTCCTGCGCTTCGTCGAAGATCACCGCCTTGACGAGCCGGCCGATCAGCAAATCCTTCCAGCTATGCGCCGCGAGATAATGGAGGATGTAGATATCCGCCCGCGGCGTCTCGCGGCTCGGCTTCAACCCGCGCAGCGACAGGAAGGAGAGGCGCGCGCCCGCCGCGAGCAGTCCCTTGCGCGCGTTCTCGCATTCGAGAAACTCGACGATCTTGCGCTCCCAATGCGTCTGCACATGCGACTGGCAGACGATCGCCACGGGCCAGGCGTCCAGCGCGTCGAGAAAGGCGAGCGCCTGCACCGTCTTGCCGAGGCCCATATCGTCGGCGAGCAGCGCGCCGCTATGCGCGAGCAGGAACCGCACGCCCTCCGCTTGAAATGCCTGCAGCTCGCCGCGGAACCGCCCCTTGCGCGACGCGAGCAGATCCTCGACCGGCCGGCTCTTCAACCGCCACGTCCGTTGCGCCGCGTCGAGCCGCCGCCGGAACGCGCCCTCGGCCTCCGGATCGACCTCGGTCGGATAGCGCCGCATCAGCATCAGAAGATCGGGAAAGCTCGCATTCACATCGGGCCAGGACGCCGCATCGCGCCGCGCCGTGACATTGCAGGGCGAGAAGAGACGCTCGGCGAGCGCGACCGCATCCACGACGCCGCGCAAATACCAGCGCGCCGGCAGCTCCTCGCGCGCGCCATCCTTCTCCGGCGTCCAGGAGAGCCGCGCCACGGCGCCGGCTGAGGACGGACGCCGCAGCACTTCCGGGACATCGCCGTCCTGTTCGTCCGGACCTCGCATCATTGTCGCCAAGGCGCGCGCCATCTTCACCGCTCCGCAAATTCATCCCGCGCGCCCCGGCGAGCAGCCGGGAGCGCGCGACGCCGACGCAACACGCGACGAGACGAGGGAACGCGAGACCCGAACGCGACTAAGCTCTTGCCGATCAGCCCGGGATCACGGGCCAATCATCCTCGCCAGCCAGCTCATCAGCGAGCCGATCCAAACCAGCAGCGCCGCCGCGCAGCGCATCGCCGCCGCGGCCAACCGCAGCGACGCCGCGCAGGATCGCCGCATGAAGCTGCGCGCGCGCCGTCGCATTCTGCTCGGCGCCGAGCCGTCGCCGCTCGGCCCGCGCGCGATGCGCTTGCAGCGCGGCGGCGATGCGGCGGTCGAGGGCGGCGTCGAGCCGCTTGGGCGGCTTGTAGAGGAGGCCCCAGAGCCTCCAATACGGAATCCCATAGAGTCCCTCGATCCGCCCCATCGCATTGCCGAAATCTCCGGGCCCCCGCATCTCCAGCGTGACCAGCTCGCGCGCATCCCGTGATGCATCCTCCACGAACGCCGAACTCATTTGGCCATTCTCCAAAAACTTTTTGGTCATCCGCCAACCCCGAATGAGTCATGCTCTGCGCATTCGGAGGCGAGGGACACACCATGCAGACCCAGGGCGAACCCGCATTCACGACGATCGGCCGCCAAGCTTGGATGATCGTGACGCGCCTCGCCCGAGGCCGGAAACCCGAAGACGCGGCCGCTCCGCTCCACTGGAGCGGCCGCGCCCCTCATGCGGCGCCGGGCTGTCGGGGACGCGCCGCGAGAGAAGAACCGACACGCGCCGCCACGCTCACCGCCACAGCCATGCGAGCGCGACGAGCGCGAGCGCGCCGCCGACGACGCCGGCGAGCCGTCGCCGGACATGCGCAGAAAGAAGCGTCGCAACCGTCGCCCGCGCCGGCTCGTCGAGCCGAAAGCGCGCGCGCAAGAAGGAGGCGTCATGCACGACATGCCAGGCCGCGGTCTCGCGCAGACGCACGCAGATCGCGCCGTCCCGTGTCCGCCACATCGCATCGACGGTGTAGACCTCTCCGGTGCGCAGCGGCGTCGGCCCAAAGCGATCAGGAACCGCCGCCTCCACACAGACGACCTTCGTTCCCGGCGCGGTGTCTTCCGAGATCATGCCGACCCCCGCAGCATCAGCGCCACGACGCCGGCCCATCCGGCGAAGAACAACGCCATGTCGATCACCAATCGCGCCTCACCCATCGACGCCGCCCTCCGCCAATTCTCCATGCGCCCCATCATCCGAGCACGATCTTCGAGAGCGCGATCCCGAGCGCCAGACCCGCGCCGATCGCCGCGCCCCAGATCGCCAAGTCACACCACCAAGGCGTCGCCTCCGCGGCGGCCGGCCAATCATCGGGCGGCGGAGGGAAAGCCGGGGCTGGCGTCGCGGCGGGCTCGTCGGCTTTTCCGGCGGTGAGCAGATGCGCGATATGCGCAGCCTGCGCCGCCGGGAGGACCGCATTGGCGGTGACGCCTTTCTCGATCACTTGGAGCACATAGCGGTCCGACCCGTCCGGAGCCGCCCACACAGTGACCATGTCGACCTGCGGGCGGCTCTGAAACACGCCGCGCGCGCCATCCATCCATCGACCGAAAGGCGTTCCGTCGATGCCGACGCTTTCCGTCTCCGACATGCTGACCCCCCTATGGCTACAGAAACGTTCCGAGCGCGAGCGCCGCGCCGGCGAGGGCGAAAACCAGGAGAAGCGCCTCGGCGAGCCTCATGCGTCGCCCCCGTCGCGCCGGCCGGCCGGGGCCGAAAAATCCTTGGTGAAGGGGCCGTCGGCGCGCAGCCGCAGCCATTGCTCGAGCCGCGCGACTTCCGCCGGCGCGAGCCGAAATCGCCACAGCGCGCCCTCTCCCGGCGCGTCGCCGGCGCAGACGCCCACGCGCAGCGTGAGGGTCACCGCGCCCTCGGCGTCGGCCGCAACGCCCGCGATCTCGCTACTTAATGGCGCGTCGGCGCGGCTCATTGGGCGGGCTCGGGGGTGAAAGGGGAGGGGGCGGGAGCGGTGGCGGGCTCGGGGCGGCGGTAAAAATCACCGGGTCCGACAGCGCCGTTAGTCGCCTCGATGATTCTTCGCATCTGCTCGGGGCGCGGCAAACGCCTGCCAGCGATCCAATGATCTACGGCCTTCTTGCTGACGCCAATCTTCGCCGCGAACTCGCTATGCGAGACGGCGGTCGACGCGAGATGTTCATCCAACTTCATGCGCGATTGATGGAACAAAACGTTCCAAAATGCAAGAACAAAATGTTCCTCGCGGTTTATCGCCATATATCAGATAATTAGCCTATGAAAGCCGTGCCACGAAAACCGAGAAGGAAAAAGTCCGACGCGCTCCCGCCGCCACAATGGGCCGTGCGTCTCTGCATGGCCTTCGTCTCGGCAGGGCTTGAAAAAAAGGACGTTGCCAAGCAGTTGGGCGTGGTGCCGAAAACGGTCGAGAGCTGGATGACCGGACGCACAGAGCCGCATTTCACCCGGCTGGTGAAGCTCAGCGAAATTACCGGGGTGTCTCTCGATTGGATACTGAAGGGCGAAGGGCAACCGATATTGACGGCTGGCTCTCGCGGCAACGCCTCATTCGGATAGACTTCGCTCGCTTGCTGCTCCGTCGCTGAGCCGCGCTATTCCGCATCCCTCATTTTAGAGTTCCGATTACGAGCGCGGTCGCCATCATCGCGGCGATAATCAGCAACGTCCTCAACATCTGCCCCGGCCGGCTCAAACGCGCCCCCGTGTCGAGCGCCACTTGGGCACATAGCTCGCCGGCACATCGGGGCGCACTACCGCGATACGGTCGAATGGGAACGTGAGTGGTCGATCGTGGAATCGGTCGGTCGCGACTAGCTTCCCTTCGACAACCGCGATCGGCTTGACCTCGCGAACTGCGCCGGGCTGGCTTCCTCCATAATAGCGCAGCTTAACGACGACGCCCTCGGCGATCGCCCGATGCACTTCGCGATACGTTCCCAAGGGATCGGCGTCCGTAAACGGGTCGCTCATAATCGCACCAAAAACAACACTCGATCCAAGTAGCATACGCCCGCGCCGAAGCTGGCGCAATTTTTCGATTAAGCGTGGAACAAAATGTTCTTGACGAGCGGAACAAAATGTTCCGATATACGCCTCGTTCGCGCTTCGTCGCGCCAAGATGACACGAGCAAAGCCCGAGGGACCCGCCCCGATGCTCATTACCGAAACGAACCTCCCGACTCCCGGGGACCGCGCCCCGCCCGACCCCGCCGGGGCCGCGCCGACTGCCGCCGAAGACACGGCGGCGCTGGTCGCGGCCGTCCGGGACTATGTCCGCCCCTCGCTGCGAGACAGCGGCTTTCCGCTCGCCGAAGCCTTTGCGCGCGAGACGCGCCAGAGAGAGGCGGAGGCCGCCGACGCCCGCAACCGCACCATCGCCACGCTCGCCTCGATCCGCAAGGATTCCGCCCAGCTCTACAGCGATCTCAACGCGGCGCGCGCCGAGCTGGCCGAATGCCGAACCGGCTGGGGCGAGCTGCGCGCCGCGGTGCTTCCGCTGATCCGCTCCGATCTGGCGGACGCCGCGAAAGGATGGACGCTTCCCGCTCTTCTCGCCGAGGAAATGCGCCTGCGCGCCGCCGAGCGCGACAGCCTCGCGCGCGAGCTGTCCGAGGCGCGCGACAGTCTCGACGCGCTCGACCAGGCCAACCAAGGGCTCAGAATAGAGCACGATGCGGCGCGGGAGGCGCTGGAGATGTGCGACAAGGAGCGCGCCGATCTCGTCGACGCCGTGGGCGCGCACATCCGCCCGAGCCTCAAGTCGAGACACCCCGGAACCACGCTCGCGGGGCTGCTCTCGCTGGAGATGCAGGAGCGGGACGCCGCCAATGCGGATTTGCGGCGAGAGGCGCAGGACGCGCTGTCACATCTCGGCGCCTCACTGAATCAGAGCACTGAGAACCTCGAGAAAACGACCCGCCTTCTCGAGGAGGGAACCGCCGAAGCGGAGCGTCTTCACACGGGAAGGCAACGCGCGCTGGCCGATCTATCGGAAGCTCGCGCCGACGCCGATGCCCTGCGATCCGAACGCGATCTGCTGCGGGATAACCACGCCACAGCATCCGCGCGCATCGCCGCGCTCGAAGCGAGCCTCGCCGATTATGAGCGCAGCAATCGCGCGCTCCAGCAGGGGCTCGACGCCGAGCGTGTGGTGATGGCGGAGATGCAGGCCGCCACGCAGCGGCTCGAGCACGCCATCGTGCATCAGGCGATCTCGCTCTACGAGGCGGACGCCAGCGCGCGCGCCTTCGCCCGCGGCGTGGCGATGCGCCGCGCCGCGGCGCAGGGCTGAGCCGCGCCATGGCCCGCTTCCGCTCCACGATCGCGCGCCTCGAGCGCGCGCTTCTCGCCCGCGTCCTGCGCCGCGAGATCGTCCTCGCCAAGCTCTCCGCCGGTCTCGCCGCCGAGAGCCGAACCATCGACTTGCATGCCGACGCTTCCGGCGTCTGGCGCATCTGAACAGGAGCGATCTCATGCCGGAGAGCAGGATCAGTTTCGGCGATTGCCTCGGCGCCATCGGCTATTTCGCGATTCTCGCCGCCGCCCTCTTCGCCTTTTGCTTCCTCGCGCCCGACGAGGCGCTGGCTCATGGCCGCGCGGACGCCGTCGGCGCGGCCGATCTCCTCGCGCTGCCGGCGCTGGTCCTCGCCTTCTTCGGCGGCGCTCTGGCGATGGCCTTCGCTCTGGCGCTGATCGCGAAGGGCATGCGCGCTCTGGTCGATCCCTTCGTCGCCGACGACGAAGACGAGGGGAGGGCCTGAATGTCGATTCTCGCCTTTCCCGCCCGGCCCCGCGCCGCGACGCCGCGCCGGCGGGCCCTCTCCTATCTCGACGCTTGCCGCGACGCCGCCGGCGCCGCGCTCGACATCGGCGACCATGTCGAGGCGCTGGAGCATATCCTCGACCTCATGCGCCATGAGCCGCCGCGCGGGGTCGACCGCCGCGCCTTCGATCAGGACGCCGCCGATCTCGCCGCCGCGCTGGCGGCGCGCCTCAGCGGCCGCCTGGCGCTCCATGCGTCCCGGCTGCGGGAGGGCGCGCGATGACCGCCGACATCATCATCCTTCGCCCCAGACAAATCGACCGCGTCGAGCGCCTGCTCGCGCTCATCGCCATGGCCATCGCAGATCTTCAGACGGGCGACCCGGGCCGGGCGCTGACCCATGTCATGACCATCCATCTCATCGCGCTGGACGAGAGCGCGCCGGCTTTCCTGCGCCTGCAGGCGCTGCATGCCGTCCAGCGTCTTTCGGCGATGGCGCGGCGATGCGAGCCCGAGCCGGCCGTGCGGCTCGCCGCGCGCAGGGAGGTCGGCGCATGTCGCCGACCGCCGAGCGCTCGCTCCCTCTCGCCGCGGTGACGCGGCTGTCGCCGCTCAATCCGCGGCAGGATATGGCGAGCGATGTCTCGGGCTTCGCCGCGACGCTGCGCGCCGTCGGCCAGCTGCATCCGATCCTGGTCCGGCGGATCGACGGCGAGGGCTTCGAGTCGAGACATTGCTTCGAGGTGCTCGCCGGCGGCCGACGCTGGCGCGCGATGCGCCTGCTGCAGGCGGACACGGCGGAGCCGCTCGACATCAAGGCCCGGCTCTTCACGGGCGACGACGCCGCCGCGCGCATGGCCGCGCTCGCCGAGGCGACGACCCAGAAGCCGCTGCATCCCGTCGAGGAGATCATCGCCTTTCGCGATCTCGCGTCGGACGGCTGCAGCCTCGCGCAGATCGCCGACGCCTTCGGCGAGGACGAGCGCCATGTGCGGCGCCGGCTCGCCCTCGCCGGACTCGCGCCCGAGCTGCTCGACCTCTGGCGCGGCGGCGAGATCAATCGCGACATTGCCCAGGCCTTCGCCGCGGGCGGGCCGAGCGAGGAGGCGCAGCGCGCCGCCCTCGCCGCCGAGCTGGCGCTGCCGGCGCGCGAGCGCTGGTCGCTCGCGCGCATCCGCCGCGCTCTGCGCGGCGAGCGGGTCACCGGCGAGGAGACGCTCGGCCGCTTCTTCCTTTCCGATCCAGATCGCCTGGCCGTCTATCGCGCCATGGGCGGGCGGGCGGAGATCGAGCTGTTCGAGGAGGAGACGCAGCTGCTCGACCGCGCCATCGCCCGCAGGGCGGCGCAAGGCCTGCTGCTGCGCGAGGCCGAGCGCATCGCCGCCGAGGAGGGCTTCGGCGCCGGCTATGTGATGAGCGGCGAGCTGCCCGATCCGCTCGAGATCGAGCCGGATCACACCGCGGCGGAGGAGGAGCGTTTCGCCGCCATCGCCGCCGAGATGAAAGGCGCCGGTCCGGACAAGGCGAACCGTCTTTGCGCCGAGAGCGACGCGCTGAATTTGAAGGGGCTGCTGCGCGCCGTCTCGCGGGAGGAGCGCAAGACCATGGGCGTCGCCTGCGATATCGCGCCCAATGGCGGGATCGAGATCATCCGCTTCATCCCCGCCGCCCATCATGATCGTGATGATGATCGCGCCGAGGACGCTCCGGAGCCCGCGCCGCGCGCATCCGCGCCGGCCGAGCCCCGCCGCCGGGCCGAGCGGCAAGAGGAGAAGCGGCGCGAGGCGGAGCGGGAGCCGGCCCTGCCGCCTCCGCGCGAGACGCGCGAGATAGAGGCGATCCTCGCCGAGGCGGCGACCGGCGCGCTGCGCGAGCGCGTCGCCGCCGACCTCGGCCTCGCGCATCTCGTCCTGGTCGCGGCGCTCGGCTGCTCGCATGGCCGAGCCGGCGTGCATCTCGCATTGGAGCGCGGAACGCTCCGCGAGCCTTCGAGCCCTTTGCTGCGCGCCATCGCGCCTCTGCGCTTCGAGACGGCGCTGGCGCGCTGCGCCGCGGCCGCCTCCGCGGACGTGGTCCACGCTTTCGCGGAGCTGACGGCGCGCGCGATCGATCTCGACGGGGTGGTGCCGGCGACACGCGACGCGCTGCTCGCCGCCGCCGCGAGGGGGCGTCCCGAGATCGAGCCGGCGCTATGCCGCGCGTTCCCCTTTGGCGCCTTTTTCGAGGCTTTGCCGCGCGACGAGATCGTCGCGACGCTGCGCGAGATCGCCGGCGAGGCCGAGGCCAATGAGGCGGCGCGGCTCGGCCGCAAGAAGCCTTTGGCCGAGCGCGCCGCTCTGCGCGCCAGGGATGCGGGATGGCTGCCCGAGGCGCTGCGCCGCGGCCTCGGCGCCGCGCCGCCCGCCGAGGCCGCGCCGGCGCTCTCCACCGCCGAGGCGATGGTCGCGGCGATCGCCGCCGACGAAGCCGGGCAGGCGAACATCGACGCCTTCATTGCCGAGCGCTGCGCCCGCGGCGCCGAGGCGGGCAGCGTCAAGGCCGCGACGCTCTACGACGCATTTTGCGCTTTCGCGCGCGGCCGCGGCGCCGAGCCCGCCTCGCTGCGCGCCTTCGGCACGGCGCTCGAGGCGCGGGGCGTGGCGAAGAAGCGCGTCTCGGCCGGGGTTTTCTATCAGGCTCTCGCATTGCGCGAGGGGGAGTGAGGAGATGGAGATGGATTGCTCGATCAGCTTAGACATTCGCTCCAAGGGGGAAGGCGACGCGGCGGCGCCGCCCATCGCCGAGGCGATCGTGGCGCGGCTGCGCGAGTCGGCGCCGCTCTTCCACGCGCCTTGCCGTTTCACGCCGGGCGAGCTGGTGATCGCGCGCAAGGACGCCGGCGTCGACGGCTTCCTCAAGCGCCAGCCCTCGATCGTGCTGGACGTTTTGCGCAATGCGACATTCTCATTCGCGCCGACCGCTCGTCAGAGCGTCGGCTACCGCAATGATCTTCGCCTTCTCATCCTGGCGGATGACGATCTCATTCCCGCGCTGTTCGACAGCGCCCAATTCGAGCCTTTTCCGCGCGCCGAAGATGCGGCGGCCGAGGAGCCGACGCGATGAGCCGCGCCGGCGACACCACGCCGGCCCGCGCCGCCATTCGCGCGGAGCTGGAGACCGCGCTCGCGGCGATCGGCGTCGCCGCGGAGCTGCTGGCGCCGCATCGCGATCTCTTCGATCGCTATGCGCGCGAGCGGCGCGACATGGACAATTTCGGCCACATCGTCGACCCGACTTTGTTCAAGTCTTCGGAAAGACGCGCGACGGATGCGATCGTCGGCCCATGCTTCGCGATCGCCCGGGACTTCCTCGTGACGATCGAGGAGCAGAAGCGCCGCACGCGCGAGGCGCTCGGCGCGGTGACCGCAGGAGACGCGCCAGGAGACGCGCCAGGAGTCGCTCAATGATCCGCATGACGAGAGAGCAATGGATCGCCGCGGGCAAGTCTCGCTATGGCGCCGATCGCATGCAGTGGTGGTTCCGCTGCCCCTCCTGCGGCCATATCGCCACGCCGCAGGATTATCGCGCCGCAGGGGCGCCGGCGACGGCCGTCGGCTTCTCCTGCGTCGGGCGCTGGAGCGGCGCCGCCAGCGAGGCCTTTTCCGACGCGGACGGCCCCTGCAATTACGCGGGCGGTGGACTGTTTCGCATCAATCCTATTCTCGTCACGGACGGGGCGCAGGAGTTTTCCATGTTCGACTTCGCCGAGCCCCTCCTCGAGCGCATGAGGGGCGCCGCCGAGGAGCCGACGCGATGAGCCGCGCCGGCGACACCACGCCCGACCGCGCCGCGCGCCGCGCCTTCCGCGGCGACGCGCTGCTGGCGCCGCAGGAGGAGCATCTCCTGTCGACGCTGGCGCGGCGCCCCGGCGCGCCGCTGAAGCAGATCGCCTTCGAGGACGGCAAGAAGGTTCGCGCCATCCATGAGCGCTTGATGAGCGCGCGCCGCAAGCTCGGCGCGCGCACCAATGAGGAGGCGCTCGCGATCTGGCGCCGCGCCAAGCGCGCCAGCCTCCTCTTCTCCGATCGCGGCGCGCCGATCGGACGCGCCGAGCGCGCGATCGCCGATATTCTCGCGCAGCTGCAGGAGGAGACCGGCCTGCGCGTCGAGAGCATCGCGCTCGACGGCGCCGCCGGCGCGCTGTCGCCGCTGGTGTTCGTGGAGGAGCGGTGATGTCGCGTCGGGAGAGCCCCACTCGCAAGGATGTCCTCACCCGCTTGACGGCGGCGGAGATCGCCGCGCTCGAGGCGATGGCGAGCGCCGGCTCTCATGCCGAAGCGGCGAGCCGGATCGGACTGAGCGCGAAGACAATGAAATGCCGCTTCGCCTCGATCCGCGACAAGCTCGGGGCGTCTTCGACGCGGGAGGCGGTCGCAATGTGGCGAGGGGAGCCGGCGAATGGCTGAGGCGAGCAAGATCGAATGGACGGACGCGACCGTCAATTTTTGGTGGGGCTGCACGAAGGTCAGCGCCGCATGCGATCACTGCTATGCGGAGACATGGGCGCGCCGCTTCAGTGGACAGCATTGGGGCGCGGAAGCGCCACGGCGCAAGATCAAGACCGCGCGCGCGATGCTGGATCGTCTCGACAACGACTATTCAGAATGGGCGGCGGACTTCCATAGCGGCCATCTACCGGCTGGCTGCCGCTCCCGTCGTCGTGTGTTCTGCATGTCGATGGGCGACCTCTTCGACAAAGAGGTTCCGATCGAATGGTTCGTCGAGGCATGGCAGACGATAAAAGCTTGCGACCGTGTCGACATCATCATCGTGACCAAGCGCCTTTCGATGATCGAGCGCCGGCTCGGGGAAGCTGGCTTTACCGATTGGCCGCAGCACGCATGGTTGCTGACGAGCGTTCACGATCAAGCGAGCGCTGATCGGGAGGGGCCTCGGCTGTTGGATCTGAAATCGAAGTTCGGCATTCCAGTCGTCGGCTTCTCGATAGAGCCGCTGCTCGGCCCGATCGATCTCACGCGGCCAATCGATATATCCGGGGATTATGAATGCTTTCTGTTGGGCGTCCCGCCCGAACGCATCGAAGACTGCGAAGGGGATGTCCCGCCACACCTCGACTGGATCATCGCTGGCGGCGAGAGCGGCCCCGACGCGCGGCCGGCGCACCCCGATTGGCTCCGTGGCCTGCGCGATCAGTGCGCGGCGGCGGGCGTGCCGTTCTTCTTCAAGCAATGGGGCGAGTGGAAGCCGATCAGCGAAATGCCGGAGGCTGAATACGAGCAATTCTATCGCTCGAACAAGGTCGCGAAGTCGGGCGAGGATCAAGGCGATCTCGACGATATCTATGGCCGCAGATGCACGATCCCGACCGACGCCATCGGCTACACCGGCTTGCGAGGCGACGCAGCGTTCCATGTCGTCGACGGCAAGGGCGGCATGATGATGTTCCGCGTCGGCCGCGCCCGCGCCGGCCGGACGCTCGACGGCGTCGAGCACAATGAATTTCCGGAGCCGCGCGCATAGAAGGCCTCGACCATGGATATCGATCACGTCAAATCGCAGTTCTTATCCGCCTATGAGACCGCCACTTTGACCGTTCTGCACGACGATGGCCTCTATCGTCACATCCGGATTCAGGGCCAGCACTATTATCGCTTCGACCTCGTGACCTGGCCCGGCTCGCTGTTCGTGAATTGCGAGGGTGACGGATACGCCTTCGCGCGCACCGAGGACATGTTCGCCTTCTTCCGCATGGGCGTAGGCGTCGAGACGCTTCGGCCGAACCTCTCCTATTGGGCGGAGAAGCTATACGACCCGCGCTCGCGCAAAGTGCGGGAGCACGATGCATCGCTTTTCGAGCGCGATGTCGAGGCGGTCCTCGCGACGATCGGCGATGAGCAGCGCGTGAAGGCCATTCGCCTGGACCTCGAGCTCGAGACAAACCCAGACCACGAGGATTCGTGTTGGACGTTCATCGCCGAGCATAAGGAGTTCCGCCACCTCGAAGGCGAAGGCGACTGGCAGGACTGGACCTTCCGCTACGCCTACGCCTGCTTCGCGATTCTCTTCGGCATCCGCGAATATGATCGCCACAAGCAGGCCGTTGGCGCGGCTTCCGGAGCCCAGAGCGCCGACGAACCCGCGCGAGGAGTGGCTGCATGACGCAAGCGCGCCTCATCCGCCCATCTGGCTGCTATGAGCGCCGCGCCATCATGGCGCTGGCGCATGCCGCGCTGGCGGCCGCGCGCCGGCGGGGCGAGGCGCTCGACTGGGGCGGCTGCCTCGCTTGGGCCTGGCGCTCCGCCCGAAAGCAGCGCGCCGCGCATGACGCCGGCCGCGCTGGAGAGGTGGCTCGCCTCGCCGATCTCCTCGCCCACCACATCGCCTTCCGCCCCGCGCCCATTGCCGCGACCCGAGACAGGAGCCTCGACCATGCGCCAGCCAGAGCCGCCTGACCTCGCCACTCTCCGCCGGCTCCTGGCGGCGACCGGTCCGGATCGGAATCTGGATCACGATATTATTTGGCACGCGCTCCTTTCCGCCCTCATCGCGATCGGGGAGGCGAATGGCTGACCTGCCGATCCCATTCTCGCCGCCGATGATCCGCGCGATCGGCGACGACCGCAAGACGATGACGCGGCGCCTGCTGAGCCCGCAGCCGCCGATCGACGCGGTTTCCGCGAGCCGCATCCTATGCAGCCGCGACAATTGTCACGACGAAGGGAAGTGGCAGTTTTGGAAAGAGGGACCAATGCGGCCGACAGGCGAGCCTATCAAGCTGCGCCATGCTCGCGGTGATCGTCTCTACGTGAAAGAGGCATGGCGCGCGCCGGCGTCGCTCGATCATCTCAGCGGCAAGGCGATCGGCGACAGCGCGGTCGACGCAGGCCACAGGAGGCCATGGGCGCCGCTAAAATATGAAGCCGATGGCGCGCTCAATTCGGCGCGAGATTGGCGCGATTGGGCGCCTGCCGACGCCACGCCCGGCCGCTACCGCCACGCGCGCTTCATGCCCCGCTGGGCGTCGCGCTTCACGCTGATCATCGAGAGCGTGAAGGTCGAGCGGCTGCAGGATATCACCGAGGCCGACGCGCTCGCCGAGGGCGCTCTTCTCGAATACGGGGAAGGCGCGAGCATTAGCGAACGTCGAGCGTTTGAGTTGATATGGAAGCATCTGCATGGCGAAGACGCCTGGACCGCGAACCCCTTCGTCGTCGCGATCACATTCCGCCCGATCCGCGCGAACATCGACACGCTGGACGCGCAAGGGCGCCCGCTCGTCCGCGAGGAGCGCGCGCCATGCGCGGCGCCGGGCCAATGACCGCGGCCGCCGCGATCATCCGCGAGCAGCGGGCCTATGAGCGCATGGTCGGCGACCCGCGCGTCGCCGGCGGCGGGCTGATGAGCCTTCGCGCTGCGCAATATGCCGCGGCGATGCTCTGCAAGCGCGGCGTTCTGCCGGCGGACGCCGGCGGCCTCACCGCGCAATGGGACGACGGGCTGCGGACGGTGACCTTCTGGCGCGGCGGCCGCTTCGCCGCCGCCTACCGCATTCCCGACCGCGTGATGGATTTCGACCCCGCCGCGCCGGCGCGGGCGATCGAGGAGGAGGGCGCAGAGTCATGACGAAGGGCACGGTTTCTCGGCGCGATTTCATGCGCGCCGCCGCGGCGGCCTCGACCGCCGCGGCGCTGCCGGCGACGGCCGCCGCCGATCAGCTTCTATCCATCTCCGGCGTCGCGGGGAACTTGAAGCCCGCCGCCGAATATCCGTTCGACTGGTGGGTCAGCTGTGACGGCGGGGAGGTCTACCGAGAAAGATTCGCGACGCGCGAGGCGGCCGTCGAATGCGCGAGGCGATACGGCGGCGCGGCGATCGCCGAATGCCGGCAGCAGGATTTCGATCTGACCATCGACGATGACGAGCTTTACGAGCTGATGCAAAGCCGCAACGAAGAACGGATCGGCGACGGCGATTTCGTCGAATGGACCCGAGAGCAGGGCGAAGAGCTCGCGCGCGAGGTCAACGCCGTGATCGCGGCATGGGCGGAGCGCCACAAGATCAACCGCCCGGCCTGGACATTCGCCGAAGTCCGAAACTTCGAGGAGATCGCGCCACCCGACGATCCGCCAGAACGCGTCGACTCCACGGCGCAGGCGACCCCTCCGGCCGATCCGGCGGCGCGCCAAGATGGGTGAGGCAAAGCGCAAGCGCGCGGCGGCCTTCGCGTCTGGACCATGGCCCGGCGGTCCTGGCCGCTGTCCGGTCTGCCTCTCGACGCGCGTCATGACCTGCGACACGCCCGAGGCGGTCACATTCTACGGGCGCAAGCTGACCGTTTGCCGCTGCGGCGCGGCATGGGAGCCGATCGACGAGGCGGATATTTGGGATCGCTCCGATGAGCATTGCGGCGGCAAGCGCCCTTGCGACAATTGCGCGTTTCGCCCGGGCTCGCCCGAACAGGCCGACAAGGCGAAATGGCGCGAGATGATCGGCCAGCTCAAAGCCGGCGGCTCTTTCTATTGCCATAAGGGCGTGCCGATCGCGCCGAAAAGCAAGGCCGGGTTCGCCTACCCGAGCGATCGCCGCAAGCTCCGTTTGTGCCGCGGATATCTCGACGCGCTCGGGCAGTGGTGGAAGGTCGAAGAGGAGAGCCGATGAGCAAGCCCGCCGCATTGAGCCATGAACATCGCGAGATCGCGCGGAAGATCGCCTGCGAAAGCTTCGTCACGCAATCGCTCGCGCGCCTCCTGGAGCAGGCGATCGAAGAGATTGCTGCGCGCGAGCTCGCGCCGCTCCTCGCCGAGAATGCGCGGCTGCGCGCGGCGATCGAGAAGGAGCCGAACCGCAAGGACACCGAGCGCCTCGACTGGCTCGACGGCGTGAACCAGAAGGCAAATGGCCGCAACGGAACCCGCTACGGCTGGAAGTTCGACATCAATCACAATCGCGCTGCGCTGACGGATTGCAATTGCCCGGCCCTGTCGATCCGAGAGGCGATCGACGCGGCGATGAAGCCGAGGTGACCTGCATGATCGACCTCCCCAAGCCCCGCTACGGCGACCCCTGCAACGGCTGCGGACTGTGCTGCCGGCTGGAGATATGCGGCGAGGGCGAGACGGCGCTCGCCGCGCTCGGCATCTACGACGGCCCCGCCGCCGGCCCGCCCTGCTTCTTTTTGGTCGAGATGGGCGGGCTCTATCGCTGCCGGCTCGTGCTGACCGAGGCGGCCAATCTGGACAAGCTCCCGAGCCGCGAGCCGCGCATCGCGCGAAGCCTGGGGATCGGCGAGGGCTGCACCATGCCCGACGAGCAGGAGGCGGACGCAGCATGACCCGCCATTCCGAGACCCGCCGCCTCATCGCCGCGCTGGCGGCCATGCCGCAGCCCCGCGCGATCGAGGGCGCGAGCCCGCTCCTGTTCGGCGAGGCGCCGCGCCCGGCCGAGCGCTTCGCCGATTGCTTCGCCGCCTATCGGATCAAGGCCGAGACCGGAACGCCGTTCCGCCATCTGATCGACCTGTTCGAGCCGCTGGAGACGAAGGCGCCCGGCCCGGCGCTGGCGGACCCGCATTGCTGCTATCTTCGCTCGATCATCTTCTACCATCGCCCCCATATTTGCTCGCCCTGGCGCAAGCTCTGGCGCTGCCGGGGCCGCCTCGAGGCCAATTGGAGCGCCGGGCATTTCGAGGAGTGGGATCACATCGAGCACCGTTTCGCATCGGGCGACATCGTCGAATTCGACGAAGATTGCTTCGAGGTCTCGGGCGGCCGCGTCCTCTGGACCGCCCGCCCCGGCGACCCGCTCGGCCGCCGCTGGTGGATGCATCATGGCGCGAGGAGGGTGGGGGCATGACCGAGCCCCGGGTGCGCGCCGTCGACGCCGCAAAAATGCTCGGATTGACCGTGCGGGGCGTCCAGGCCATGGCCGCGCAGGGGCGATTGCCCGGCGCTGCGAAAATCGGCAGCCTGTGGACCTTCGACCCGGGCAAGCTCCGCCGCTTCGTGGCGGCGAAGGAGGACGAATGCAGGTTGAGCCAAATCTATACCGACGAGGAGGCGTCTGGTGGCTGCGAGCCACCATTGCCGGCAAAGAATATAGAGAAAGCCTACAGACTCATGATGTCGCGGCTGCGAGGCGGCTCCGGGACAAGAGAATCGAAGAAATCAAGGCGGCGCGCCAGCACGGCGAGCAGCGCAAAACATGGCTCGAAGCGGTCTTAGCCTGGGGAGAGCACGAGGCGGATCAGATTTCCCCCTCGACCGCGAGACGCTACGCCGTCTCCCTCGCCATGGTCGAGGCGCACCTCGCGAAATATACGATCGACAAGATCGACGGGAAGGCCATCGTCGCGCTCATCGCGGCCCGCCGCGCCGAGGGCGCCTCGCCGGCGACGGTGCGCCGCGATCTCACGGCCATTTCCCGCGTGCTGACCTTCGCCGAAGCCATGGAATGGCGGGAGGGCAACCCGACCCTCTCCAAGCGCCGCATTTTGAAAGAGCGCCGCGACCCGATCGTCCTGCCGACGGCGGCCGATATCGAGGCCGTCATTGCGGCCGCGTCCCGCCGCTTCGGAGGCTTGATCCGCGCCGCCTGGCTGACCGGCTGCCGGCAGGACGAGCTGGTCCATGCGACTTGGCGAGGCTTCGACGCCAAGGCCAAGAAGCTCGAGGTGATCGGCAAGGGGAACAAGCGTCGGACGATCTCGCTCTCCGATGCGGCCTCGGCACATCTCTCGGCACAGCCCGTCACGCTCGGCAGCGAGCTGATCTTTTGCCGCGAGGATGGCGAGCCCTTCGCGCAAGCCGCATCGGATTTCACCCATCTGCGCCGCACCGTGGTCGCGCGGGCGAAGAAGAACAAGACGCAATTTCAGCGATTTCGCTTCCACGACCTGCGGCATCTCTTCGCCGTCGAGGAGCTGCGCCGCGGCGTCTCGATCTATGACGTGCAGCAGCATCTCGGCCACACGAGCGTCAAGACGACCGAAATCTACCTCGACTTCCTGACCCCGGAGCAGCAGGCCGCGGCCAAGAAGGCCTCGGCACAAAACCCGGCACAACCACGGCGGTCTGCATAGCGGTTTATCTACATAAGTCTTGTTGTTTCAGTCTGTTACGAATAAATACGGGAAAACGCCGCAAGGGTCTTGAAAACCGCCGTGGGCGCAAGTTCACCGTGGGTTCGAATCCCACCCCTTCCGCCAGAAGCGCGTCTATCGCTGTCCACAGCGGTCGTCTGGCCGTTCAGCGCCGCGCGCTTCCTACCCAAC